CAAGCATGAACAAGATACTTATCTTCGTGATTTGGATGTTGTATTACGAAAGTCTTACCTGTACTGTATAATATTTCTTTTGTAGCTGTATTGTATATGAGTGGACTTGCTGTTCCAGAGGTTGAACCTATTGGATCAACAAAAAATCCCGAGTTAGCTGGACTTAATGCATTTCCTGAAGCCGCTATAGCAATGGAATTAGGTGCCTGATTTGTTTGACCAGCTAGATACCCTAATGCTACAGAAACTCTTCCTTGATTTGTATAACCAGCTCCATATCCCATAGCTATACTACCTGATCCTTGTCCTGTATTTCCAGCTTGATAACCCATAGCTATACTATAAGTTCCTTGACTATATTGTCCAGCCTGATAACCCATAGCAATGCTACCAAACCCTTGGGTGCCTTGACCTGCTTGATATCCTAAAGCTACAGAGTATTGACCTTGATTTGTTTGACCCGCTCCATAACCCATTGCAATACTGTATTGACCTTGGGTATAATTTCCTGAATCTCTTCCAATTGCAATGCCATATTGACCTTGATTATTTTGTCCTGCCGAATAACCTAATGCTACACTAAAATCACCCTGGTTAAATTGACCTGCATTAGCACCTATCGATGTACATACTTGTCCTTGTTTAACCCATCCGCATCCAGATCCAATAGCAATGCTAAAATTTCCTTGAGAATCATTACCAGCTAAATAACCTAATGCAATGCCGTCAATTCCTTGTGTAGTTTCACCTGCCTGAAGTCCAATAGCTATACATCTTTGATTCTGAAAATTTCTACCAGCCTGATATCCCATAGCTACAGAATAAGTACCCTGATTATTTCTACCCGCTCCTCCGCCCATAGAAACGGTAAAAGGTTGCTGATTACTATACCCAGCTTCAAATCCAAATCCAAATGCATTACTACTTTGATTACTCCATCCAGCAAAACTTCCAATTGCAAAGCTATTACTACCTTGATTACTATTTCCAGCCAGATAACCAATAGCTATAGAATTTACACCTTGATTTGTATTTCCAGCTTGATAACCTATAGCTACAGAATAAGTTCCTTGTGATATTTGCCCAGCCTGATATCCCATAGCTATACTATATTGTCCTTGATTATTCTGACCTGAATTAGTTCCCAACGTTATATTATCCGAACCTACAGTCCAAGTTGCAGGTGAAACTCCATTGTTCCAATATATATAATTTCCCCAAGAAGTTCCAGATATACTTATTGATCCAGAAGGACCTATATCTCCGGTAGGACCAGTAGCACCTGTATTTGTAGCACTTCCAGCTGGACCAGTAGATCCAGTGGGACCGGTGGGACCGGTCATATTTTTCAGACCAATTGTTCCGTTTTCAAGAACTATTACTGGGCTGATGGGAAGTGGATTATCAACTTCTAGTATAAGGGTGTTTATGATTGTAGTAGGTTTTACAAAAACAACAGATGAATGGTCAGAAATAAGAGTTAGGGTATTTAGAGCACCCATATTAATATCCCAAGAAAGAGTAGAACTTTTTTGTGGGAAAACGAAAAGATTAAGTAAGAGAGAATCAGAAGGGAGATAAAATGTTTCGCTACCACCAGATGGCATATTATCAAAGTATAATAATTGACTACCAAAAAGGTCTGAAAAGTATAGTTTATTTCCAGGATTTCTTTGGCTATAATCAATAACACTAACATTTGTGTATTGTTGAGAGGGTGCGACAAGACTTTGAACTTGGTTATAATTTGATATTGTAGTAGATGATACGGAAAAACTCATTTATTTAGTTAGTTTTAAAGATTTCTATAAAATTGAAAAAAAACATAAAAAAGATATAGAAAACAAATGACTATCGATACTAAGCCTAGAGAAAGTGCAGTTCAGTTTTGGGCTAAACATGGTAACGAATGTTTAGGCGTTAAGAGTATCAAGGAAGTTTTTGGGCGCTACAAAGGCTATTGTGAAGAAAAAGGTCTTCCTGTCTTGAATGAGTATATTTTTCGAACCTTTATCCGGAAGCCAGAAAGAGGAAAATTAAGGTATAACAATTCTAAGAAAAATTGAAATTATAATATTATATTATAATATTCTAAAAAATGCAGAAGTCACATTTAAATATAGATTGCCTTTCTGTGATTTGCAGTTACTTAGACATTAACACTGATACTTATGTTTTAGACGCTTTTTCTTTACATGAAAAGGAAAAGGATACTGTGTTAAATTACTGGAAATGCAACTCCCACTATAAAGTATTTGAAGATAGAGAGAAGAAACTTTGGCATAGAAATGGTAAAAATCATAGAGACTGTGATTTACCAGCAGTAGAATGGAAGAATGGCGATAAAGAATGGTGGAAAAATGGAAAGCTACATCGGGATGGAGATTTACCAGCAGTAGAATGGTCAAACGGAGCTAAAGAATGGTGGAAAAATGGAAAACTACATCGGGATGGTGATTTACCAGCAGTAGAATGGTCAAATGGAGCTAAAGAATGGTGGAAAAATGGCCACCTGCATCGGGAAGGTGATTTACATTCTATAGAATATGATGGTAGTAAACAATGGTATTTTCTCGGAAAACTACATCGTGATGGAGACTTACCGGCAATAGAGTATTCTGATGGTGGTAAAAAATGGTATAAGAATGGAAAACTACATCGTGACGGAGACTTACCTGCAATAGAATACAATGGTGGTAGTAAAAATTGGTTTAAAAATGGGGAATTGCACAGGGAAGGTGATTTACCTACAGTAGAATGGTCAAATGGAACTAAAGAATGGCATAAAGCCGGAAAACTACATAGAGAAGGGGATTTACCAGCCGTTATGTTTTCTAATGGAGATAAACAATGGTATAGGAATGGAATACTATATGCACAGGAAATCGCACCCTCATGGGTTTGAATTCTGTTTACATAGACATGCATCTATATCTTGGCAACTGGTGATTTATTAGCCGTTGTATATTATGGAATACGTATATATAGTAAATTATACAAATGATTTTTTTCTTAAGATATGTAAAGTTATAAATGTCTATCATATGGAAAGTCTTAGATGGATATTCGCGCTATGAAATATCTAACTCTGGACTAGTTAAAAATATTAAAACAGGCAAGTTAATTTCTGGAAGTATATCACAAGGATATGTATGTGTTACGTTATATCCAGATACAGGTAAACAAAAAGGTATTAGATTGCATAGGATAGTTGCAAGATTATTCTGTGTACAAAAAGAAGGTGATACAGTTGTTAATCATAAAGATGGAAATAAAACTAATAATTTAGCATCTAATCTAGAATGGACAACTCCTAGAGAAAATACAAGACATGCATCATCAATCGGAAAAATTATAGGAAATAATTATAAAGTTGTAAAAAGAATATGTCCAGAAACTAACCAAATAAAAGTTTATTCATCTATAAAAGAAGCTTTTGAAGATAATAAAGATAAAATAAAATACAGTTCTTATATTGTTAATACTTGTTCTGGAAAACAAGCAACATCTGGAGGATATAGATGGGCGTATGAACAAGATTTACAAACAGACATTTGTAATGATGGAAAAGAAATTGTAAATTATACTAATTATCTAATTACAAAAGATGGGAAAATCTATAATAAAAAAAGTAAAAAATATCTTAAACCAGTAATTAATAACGCAGGCTATTTAATTATAGATTTGCAAGGTGATTCATATGACAATAATAAAGACTATAGTTTATATAGTAGAAAAAGACTTTCTAAAAGAAAGAAATTTAGAATTCACAGACTTGTAGCTGAGTATTTTATTTCTAAACCAGATAGTAGTAAATATTACGAAGTTAATCATAAAAATAAAATTAAAACTGATAATCGAGTTGATAATTTAGAATGGGTATCTTCTTTGGAAAATTTAAGACATGCTCATAATAAAACAGTATATCAATACACACTCGATTGTAAATTAGTTTCTCAATATCAAAGTCTTAGAGAAGCGAGTCAAAAGACTGGAATAAATTATAAAAATATTTCCTCAGCAGTTAGAAAAGGTTATCCTCATACGGCAGGTAAATTTTATTGGTTATTTAGTAATTTTATTTAATTATTATACTACTTTGGTATAATAATGTTTGTTTTTTGCTTACAAGACCGGGAATCCGAGGGCCGTGTTATAAGCACCTCTATTTTCATAGAGGATTAGACTTTATCTTAAGGGTTTTTACACCCCAACCGACATCAAGTCGTTGAACTGCATTCCTGTTAAGGAACTTGGATGCTGATCACCCAATTTTTTAGAATTATTACTTTGCCTACGCCATTACGCGCAGTTCCATGTACTAGTTTCCCAATACAGGTAGTATCTAAAAACTTTAGGGCTTTCCAGCATTTTGACGGTTTTGCCAACTTAGTTGACTAGCAGGTTATATACATTTCTTTTTGGAAATGGTGATATTTACAATGTTTTCCAACCCAAGTTATATCACAACTTAGATTGCATCCTACTGTGTGAAGGCACCCTCGAAGTTTACCTCCAGAAATTCTTATAATGTTGTTGTTTACAACAGTGGTGATAAAGCGGTAGAGCTGTCTGAAGTCAGCGCCCGAATCGACGGCACCAGTACCAGCCGAACCGTCAACAGCACCAGGCGAAGCAACAGGAGCAATGCTGACATTCGTAAGCTTGCCAAAGTTAGTCGAACCCTTAGGATCGAGGCAAATAAAGTCAAGCGAATACGAGTACATGTGGTAGCCGGTTTCGAGAGGGATGACAGGAGCGTGATACCAAGGCTGGACAAGCGAGAAGTAGTCCGAACCCATGGCAGCTAGACGAGCCGTGTTTTCATACGTTAGCGAGGTAGTTAGGATAGGATCAACAGCGCCCGAGGGGTTGAAGTTGACAGCCGTAGCACCGGGAAGAGGAGTTGCGGCGGTGTAGTTCGACCACTCAGAAGCGACAGTATAGTTACGTACAGCGAAGAAAAGAACCTTGATAGCGTGCGAGAAACGAAGATCGTACGAAGGAGTAGAGTTCTGCGAAGGATTGAAGGTTTGGGGAGGGGCAGTCTGAACCTGTTCCATAAGAATGTTACGAGGAGCGCAGGCCATGCGCTTACGTTCGTCGTTCGATACGATAGCGTAGTTAGCCCAAGTCTGGACATTCTGGAGCTGAGGAGCAGTGCCACCAAGCTGAGCCTGAGTTACAGGGCCCGAGGGGTTGGTTCCAGCGGGGGCAGCAATGTCGTCAAGAACGAGGAGATCGTTCCAGTTGCGGAAGGTATAGGTGATACGCATTTCGTTGTAAGGAAGAGCAGCAGTAGGGAGAGCAACACCGCTGTCACGCGAGTAGAAGAAAGGAAGAGGAAGATTGAGAGTGAACGAAGGAATAGCTTCCTCGGGAGCGTGAGGACGAGTGAGGTCGTCGAAATCACCAATCATATTCTTGTAACCGTTGAGCTTGCCAGCAGGGACGGTGAAGGCAGCCCAGAAGTCAAGGTGGAAGTTGTCGAAGCGAGCAGCCGAAAGATCGTTAAAGCTAATGCAGCACTCAGCAATGAGATTGTGCATGAGGTTGCGAGTCCAACGGAGACGGTTGTTAGCGGTAATACCAGCGCTACCGACAGCAACAAGAGCTACCGAAGGGAGGGTAACACGAAGCCAAGTAGCGAGAAGGTAGTCACCAGCGCGCGAGATGTTAACCGAGTGATCCGAGCCGAAATCAGCGTTACCGTTCGAACGCGAGAGGACGACGGGAACTTGGGTGAACCAAGTAGCCTTGCGGGTTTCGCGGACGAAGTAAGCGGTAGCCGACGAGCCACCATAGAGATACTTCTCTAATTCATCGAAGGTAGCGAGATCGATGAAGCCAGACGTTACGTTTGAAGTGCAGATAGATGCCATTTTTATATGTAGCAAGAAAAAAATTTACAAATATTTTTTCTTGCTTAAAATGTTCTAAAGAAAACTTAAAAGAACTGATCTATTTACATATAGAGAAAATTTTTTATGGCTAATTCTGAGTTAGATATAATAGGGATTGATAATAAAATTCAACTTTTTTTTGAAAATGAACTCAACCGGCTTTCAGAATATAAAGAACGGTTAAGAGAGTTAGAAAAAACATTTACAAGCGGTAATTTATCCGCTCGTGGCAAAACAGAAATCGAGAAAAGTATAACCGAATTACGGGAACTTATTATGCGTATAGAGAGAAGAGAAGATTTTAATTTCTATCTTATAGAATCTGCTGAAATCTTAGAAAAATTTCGCCAAAAATTAAAAACACCTATCAAGCTTTCTTTCACAGGTAAACCTAAAGGTGAAGATAAAGAAAAATTAGAACTTGTTCAAAAGTACTTAGATATCGCCCAAAAATACTATAAAATCGAAACAAAACAAACTGAAAAACGATTCAAATTTTCCTGCGATTCCTGTCCAAATAAAAAAGATTTCGTTACCGAAGAGAATGCTTACATCTGTTTAGAATGTGGTTCTCAACAGGAAATTCTTCATCATACAACATCTTACAAAGATTCTGACCGAGTCAATATATCGGCAAAGTATACGTATGACCGTAAAGTACATTTTAGGGATTGTATTAATCAGTATCAGGGAAAACAGAATTGTTCTATAGAACAGAAAGTGTATGATGGGTTGGAAGATGCGTTTGAAAGGCATCATCTGTTAGTTGGAGATAAGACGGAAAAAAGGGAGGTAAGATTTTCAAAGATAACGAAGGAGCATGTGTTGATGTTTCTTAAGGAACTTGGATTTCCAAAACATTATGAGAATGTTACACTTATTCATTACAATATGACAGGAAAGAAGCCTGATGATATATCTTATTTGGAGGATAAGTTACTTGTAGATTTCGATATACTTGTCGAAACGTATGATAAACATTTTAAGAATAAGGTAGATAGAGTTAATTTTATTTCTACCCAATATGTACTTTTCCAACTTTTACAAAGATATAAACATGCTTGTAAAAAAGAAGATTTTATAATTCTGAAAACAATGGATCGCAAGTCTTTCCACGACACTATCTGCCGTGAGTTATTCGGAGCGCTCGGCTGGAACTTTGTTCCATTATACTAAGGCCGTAGGTTCCCTTCTGTGAACGTATTTTCATTTGAAAAAAAAATGAAAATCTTAAAATGAAATTAGTCTTAAAAATCTAATATTTTTCTGAAAATGCCTAAATATACTATTTCTGACCTTAAACAATTTGCATCTGAAAAAGGTGGTGATTGCTTATCGGAAAAATATGTAGATAATGAAACTTCTTATACTTGGAAATGTGCCAATAATCATATATTCCAAAAAGTATGGGTAGTTGTGAAAACACGAGGTGGTTGGTGTGCAAGTTGTAAAACAGGTAATGGAATAGATTCTTTAAAGAAATATGCAGAAGAAAAAGGAGGAAAATGTTTATCTACCCTGTACAAACGCGGAGATTCTAAATATGAGTTTGAATGTGCAAATGGACATCATTTTTCCTGTACTTGGAATAATCTTAAGTTTAACAGAAAAGACTGGTGTCCTGAATGTAAAAAAATTACGATTGAAAAACTTAAACAACATGCAGAAGAAAAGGGTGGTAAATGTCTTTCGGAAAAATACAATACAGCTGATGATAAATACACATGGCAATGCAAGGAGGGGCATATATGGACTGCAATATGGACTAATGTTGGCTATGGAAATAAAACATGGTGTAATACATGTAATCTATGGTCTTTTGAACAAATATCAGATTTTGTAAAAAAGAAAGGTGGTATAGATATCCAATCTATTTCTGGGACCGGAGTAAATGGAAGGTATAAAATTACATGCGAAGACGGTCATTCATGGAGTACATCGGGTACTAATTTGATTTATTCAAATACATGGTGTAGTCAGTGTTTAAAGTTAAATTTAGAAATAGCTAAACAGGAAGCGAAAAAACACGGGGGAACATGCTTAGACGATGAGTATGTAAATCGAAGAGAAGAGATGACATGGCAGTGTAAAGAAGGGCATATTTTCAAAGCTCCATTAGGGAGAATTAGAAATAACGGTGGATGGTGTAAAAAATGTAGAGATAATGAGTTAAAGCACGATATTTCTCTAGCACATGAAATAGCTAAGAAAAGAGATGGTATTTGTCATTCTAGTGAATATGTGAATTTAGAAACTCCATTATTATGGGAATGCCAAAAAGGTCATAAATGGAAGGCGCAATTAGGTAATGTTATGAATAATACATGGTGTATTAAGTGTGTTATGATTAAAAGACGGGAAAAATGTCTAGATAGAATTTATACTTGGTTAAAATCTATAGAACATACAGTAATTACAAATAAAGAAGAAATAGATTCTGAAAAACGTCCAAAAGATATAAGCATTACAATAAGATGTAATAAATCTCATATATTTACACGAACTTTACAGACATTAATGACAGGTTCTTTATGTCCAAAATGTCGTTATAAATCAGAAGAAGCGTGTAGAGAGATATTTGAAAGTATTTTCAAAATACCTTTTCCAAAAAAGCGACTAAAAATTTTAGAAAATTTAGAACTAGATGGTTATTCTGAAGAATTTTCTATAGCATTTGAATACGATGGAAAACAACATTCAGAATACATACCACACTTTCACAGAAATGGAAAAGAAGATTTAGAGAAACAAAAGAAACGCGACGAGTTAAAAGATAGATTATGCATAAAAAATGCCATAAGTCTTATCCGCATTCCATACACATTTTCTTATACAGAACCAGAGAAACTAAAAGAATATATTTCTACCCAGCTAGAAAGATATGGAATGTAATTAGCCCCCTTTTATCTGGTAGTTATTAGGATTTATATAGGTATGAAAATAATATTCAAATAAAATTTTACATGATATGAAAATAGGTAGATATGTATTATTATTTCCAAAAATATAAAAATAAAGTAGATATTCCTTAACAAAATCGAAAAATACGATTAACCATACACTATTCTTTGTTTTTGTAAATAGTATCACTCCAATTATTCTATATAACACAAAAAATACTAACAGACTATTATCAATCTTGAAAAATAAAAATATTAATAAATAAGAGATACAATCATAAATTTTATCACTAGACTGATAACAATATGATTTTAAATTTTTCTTATTCTTAATAAATACAGAATCTACACCATCTAACAGGGTTAAAATAATTGCTAAAATTAAATAAATATTATGCCCAATTTTACTATATAACTTCAGTATATACAGTGATATTACAGTAACTGTCATTCGGATAAACATAGCCACTTTCACTAAATTAGTCATCGTTTATTCTATGCATTTCCAGAAAAAATTACATTAACGAGAGAATATAAAATATAATTTGAAAATCATCTTGTAAATAAATATGAATATGGATAAGATTTTAGTTGTCTGTGCGAATGGTGATAAAATCCCAAATCTAGAGACGACTAAAAATATTGTAAAAATACTCGTAAAAAATAAACATATACCTGATAAAACATATGAATTAATTTCTATGAATCCCGCTGAAATAACAAAAGAAGTAGTATTTGACAAGCATATAAAAGGTTCTTTTCCAGACGATAGCCTAAAAGATGGAGAGTTTCAAGTTGTTATTTTTGAAGCATGCATGACATGTATGGCATTAGATTGGACAAAGGATATATCAGTCTTTAAAGATATCAGCCAAATTTATAGAATAATTAAAAATGATGGTTTATTTGTATGTTTTACTGAATGTTATTATAATGGAGAAGACAATATACTAGAAAAGGTTAAAGAAAAATTTACTCTACTAAACACCTACTATAGTAAAAAGCGTATAATAGATATGCCCCGTAGCATAGACGTATGGAGAAAAAAATGATTTTTTAACACAACATACTGTTAAAAAACACAATGGACTACTGTAGCAAGTGCGGAAAATTGGGGTTTCTTCCCCACAATGACACTCTCTGTTTCAGGTGCAATGAGGCTTTCTACAATGAGTTTTCCAAAGAATATGCTGTCTTGCAGGAGCCGGTAAAGTGTCGGAAATGTGGAAAGTTTGGGTATGTGTATAACTACGACACCTTTTGCTGGAAATGCACCGACATCTACACCATAAACAACCGGGTGTACATCGGACCCTATCGTTGTGATAAGGAAAAGGAGAAAGAAAAGGTTAAAAATGAGTTTGTTTCCAATATCAAAACATCTAACAGATACAGTTTTTTAGATGAAAATTAATTATTATTTTTATTTTTCCATATGTGTCTAAACCATACTATAAACAATATACCTACTATAGTCTTTAAGAGTATAGGTATATCAACCCCATACACAGCCATGAATAAGTACAACGGAAAAAGTATGGAGAAAAAGATTACTTGAGTAGAACGTATATTATAGTATAATAGTAGTCCTATAAGAAAGCCAATATCTAACATAACTACTATTATTCTAGTGACACCTATAGCGAGAGAATCATTAGACCTCTTAAAACTATCGTAAGTTATGAGAGATAGGATAAGAAATAAAACAAAGATTATAAGCATGTTTATTAGAAAAATTGTATATTCTTTTTTATAATAAAAAATTATTATGAAAACTAAAGTTATACTAATTATTATATTAATAACGATTTTGGTACTGGTTTTACTCTCTTCCCGAAATTGTGAAAAATGGTCACAGACTCTAAGCGCTCCTGATTCCCCTACGGGTGCTTGTTACTCTACGATGGAACAGTGTAATACCGGCTGTACCGGTTGGCGTTTTAATAATGGAAAATGCGAGTCTGGAAGTTCATGTAAACCTGGTGAAAATTGTTATGGTACACAAGAGGGATGTATGGGTAATAACGTCGTCGGCTATAGATGCAGCGATAATTGCGCCCAAGGACCTGTATGTGGACCCGGTGATAGTTGGGATACTTGTCATGGCTCACTGCAAAATTGCTTGGATAGTTGCACAGGTTATGTTTGCTCTACAAGTGCTAGTGGATGTACAGCTTCAGCTAAGTGTACCTCTACTAGTATCGGTACGACATGTTGGACTAAATGCCCAGATACGTGTGTTGGTTATAGATATGTTAATAATCAGTGTACAGCAGGAGCTAAGTGTATTGCAGGAGAAACGGGATGTTATCCTACAGAAGCATTATGTAAATCTAGTCCCTCCAGTATAAGTTATAAATCTTTAGGATCTCGTTGTTTTACTTCTGGGTATAATTGTGGAAGTCCTGGAGTGCCAATTCCTGGAGTAGGAAGTCCTGTTAAATATACTTTTACTCCAACTCCTAGTTCAACTTCAGTTCTCCGTGTAAAAGTAGCAGGAGACACTCTAACAGTATATGGAACAGTTGTAGATATAGATAATACTGCAAAGACAGTAAAAATAATACCAGATGTGATTCAGAGTAACGGACCTTCATCTGCAGATTTACCAGGAAGTACTTACTATTGGGGTAGAAATACTTGGTACACTAAAAATCAGGCCGTTGCATATGTATCACAATATTTTGGAACATATGGTAGCCCGTCTACATTACCTACCGACCCTCAATTAGCACCCTTAGCCAATGCACCATTAAGTGCGCTAACGTTAGCCAACATCCCAGATGTATTACTTTGAAGTTAAGGAATAAAATGTTTAGAACTATAAATATGAAAGTGTTAATTATATTATTATTCTTATTTTTCCTATTACTTTTATTGTCTTCTTCTAACTGTGAAAAATGGACACAAACTCTAACATCACCTTCTTCTGACACTTGCAACTCATCAATTAAAACATGTAATAATGCTTGGCATTTTAGTAACAACACATGCACCTCTGGAAGTCCATGTGATCCTGCGGATGTAAACTGTTACAGTACACAAGAGGGATGTATGGGTAACAATGTCAACGGCTATAGATGCAGCGATAATTGCGCACAAGGAGCTGTATGTGGTTCTAAAACTGGTGATAGCTGGAATACTTGTCATGGCTCGCGTGAGAATTGCTTGGATAGTTGTATTGTAAAACCGTCTAATATAGCTGATTGTGGAGATGTAAATAGAGAAAGAGGATGGTATGACTTTTCTCATTTTAATGAAGCTACTAGGACTTTCTCTAGATCTGGTCCTTACAATGATTACTGTAGATGGGTAAACAATGGTGCTGTTTTTTCGTGTAAGTTATTTGGAAGTTCGGATGAATACTCTAAAAATCCAGATGGTACTATTAAAAATTATGGTGTTTATATAAACAATCCCAATCAGAAACTTTTAGCTGGGCAAACCAATTGTCCCGTTATAACAGTTTTTGACCGTATAAATAACAATGAAAATATATTGTATAAATTATTTAACAATGGCAAGACTTTACAAGGAATAAGTGCGTCTCAAACGTATGTAAGTGACCGTCTTACAGGAAGTATTAGTCCTGAACTATTTTGGAGACTAGTAGGAAGTAATAGTGATTATTTATTTTATAATAAAAACAATGAGTGTTTAATCTGTCTTAACCCTGATGGGTGTCAAGATGATGTACCAATTCAAGAATCAGAAACACTAGAAGTGGTAAAGATTCGCATAGTTCCTATAGATCGAGCAAACGGGACATGTAATTTACAAAGTCTATCTGCACCTGGTTGGTTAAGTGTTGATAGTAGTAATAATCTTGTTAAAGTAATAAGTAACCAATCTGATCCATCTGCTGTTTGGACGATAGTTCCTTATAGCTTAAATAAAGTTCGTCTACTTTAAAAATAATAATATAATCTTATATTATTATGATAATTGGAATAACTGGAAAAAAACGTTCTGGAAAAGATACAGTTGCATCATTACTTGGCTATGAGAAAAGGTCCTTTGCCGACCCTTTAAAAAAGGCCTGTCAAGTTATTTTCAGCTTGTCAGATAATCAGTTAGAAGGTGATAAGGAAGAGGTGGACCCTAGATGGGGGGTTTCATCGAGAAAGATTTTGCAGATTGTAGGAACGGAACTTTTCAGAAACACGTTGCCTAATTATATGGAGATAGAGAATATATGGATAGAATCGGCGAAAATGTGGCTGGAGAGAAATAAGGGGAAAAATGTGATTTTTACAGATGTGCGTTTTCTAGATGAGGCAAGATTTATAAAAAAGGCAGGTGGTGTTATCCTTAGAGTTGTTAGAGATTTAGAAAATAAAGATACACATTCTTCCGAAACAGAGACTGATAAAATTACGGCAGATTATATAATATATAATAATGGTTCTTTGGAAGATTTAGCTAATAATCAGGTTCTCCAGACCTTGTCTTGCGATTCTCTGAGCGATTCTTAAACATAGAGCTTCTGTAGCACCGGAATGTCCGCATTGTGTTATTTTTGGATGTGTGCTGATGATGTCGATATTGGGGTGGTTCCAAAAAAGATAGCCTTTATCTTCGGGAGGATTCTCATTTTTCATCCAATCCCATAGCTTGAGTTCTGTGATTACGTTGCACATAACGGCAACTTCGTGACGAAAATCTTCGCCATATACCCTGATAGGGGGAATATCATGTTGTGTAAGGATGCGTTCCATTTTAGAAATAATTATAGGGAATAATTATTTTTTCAATTTATAGTGTTATTAAATATGGTAAATGAGTATTGCATCTAAGGGTGAGTATAACTTGAATATCATTAGTTTGAATAATGTCCCTGATACTGGTGAAACAACTATTAAGCGGTATTTTTGGTATGTAAACCCGTTGATAGTAAAAAAATTATGTAAGACTCTTGAGAGTAAGGATATCAGGGATAATATCTTAGATGTAGGATGTGGCACGACGCCTTTTGAAAAGGCTACGCATCTTATCGATTTCAACGATTATTCACATAAGGATAAGATTGTATTCAAGATTCCATATGGAGATAAGTTTTTTAATTATATTTTTTGTAGACATCTTCTAGAAGATATCCAAAATCCTATGAATGCATTTAGCGAAATGGTGCGTGTCTCTAAGTTAGGTTACATAGAGACACCTTCACCTTTAGTAGAACTATGCAAAGGTGTATCAGGAAGTGATTGTGTTGGGTATATACATCATAGATACATTGTTTGGAGTCACCCGGAAACAAATACTCTTAATTTTTTGCCAAAATATCCTGCAGTTGAGAGTATATCGTGTGTAAAAATGGTTCTATAAGTGATGGTAAATATGTATCATTTTTACGTATATTTTTACGTATATTATATTTTTGACTAGATTTTATTTCCCATATTCCCCATATTGTAAATATTATTTCCATTAATGGACGATTTTTAAGCACACTTATAATATCTTCTTTACTAGGATAACCTTTAGAAGCTTTAGAATGTATATGCCAGCTATATGTAGTATAAGTTTTATTTATACAAGAACTTTTTTCCCCAAATGTTTCTAAATAAAGAATTAAGGGATTATTATTGTATTTTTTTAGTATATTTGCTTTTGTTTTTTCATCTATATTACTAGGTAATTCTTTTAGCATAAGTAAATTTCCACATACTTCGCGACAATTATCACCACACTCAAATATCAGTTCCTTTATCAACTGTAAATCTTTTTCATGTACATTCATTTATAATAACTAATATTTTATTAAGCACATAACATTCCCGATGTTATTGTAGTACTCGTAAATCATGTATTCTTTGGAGACTTCGCCGTTCTTGCCTAGTTTGATAATCCAACGACAGGGCTGTGTAATATCCCAGCCTCTGTATGTCTTGTCGACGGGGTTGTAGTAGGGGACAAGATGATGGTGAATTTCTAGGTTTGTATAGCCTTTCATTTTCTGAAAGGCTAAGTACTGTGATTTGATTTTCTTGATGATATTTTTAGGGGTAATAATAGCCATGTACTTCTTCTTATTAAAAGGCAGAAAAAATCAATTTTAGTCTAAAATATCCATATGTTTCGAGGCTGAAAAAAGTATCATAAAAATCAGTATATATTTACCTACTTTCATTTAAATATGATAATACTATATTTAAATGTTTTTTATTCTGTTTCTAACACATCTGTTATTTCCTTAGCTATCTTGTTTATGGTTAATTCGCTTAGGATAACCTTTTTAGCGAACTCTTTGAGAGTAATATCCTTTCCCTTTTTGCAAATCCAGTAGTAAACGAGCCCACTTGCAACAGATTGCGGACGAGACCTATTTAAACGGGAAGATTTATTTTTTATTTTTTCATATAACTGAATGACTTCTTGTGTCTGCTCTTCAGATGCGCTAAATTTAGTCATCAGTTCATTGACAAGATTTTTAGGTGTAATATAGGTTGTTCTTATTTTGGATTCTTTAGGAGCATACAAATTAACATACTTAAGACCTTTAAGACCTGTCTTTCGGTTTAGATTAAATATCTGGATAAGTCGTTCGTGACTCTGAGGCTTACCACTCATTTTATAAGCGTGAAAAACACATGCAAACACAATAGCTTTACGCGAATTTCCTCTAAATATTTTTCCTTGGGTAACTTGTGCATATATTTTATTAGCTTTGGAAATAATACTCTCGCTAAAACCTAAATTCTCTACATCCTTAAAAATACTACGTTCTTCGATTTTACGCATCTGCACCCTATTAGGGTCAGAACTATGTTTTGTATCACTTTGGCCATAATATCTCCATTCTTTATCATGCGTAATATTATTTTGAACTTCTTCACCACAATCTACACAGACATTTACACCTTTTTCACTGATAATATTATTATGAAAGCAACGGGCACCTTCCTCTTCCTCGGACTTTACTTCATCCTCGGTTACTTTCGTTTTCTTATATTCTTCTAGAGCTTGATTAAACAAAATAAAATCTGACATAGTTTAGTAATCTTAAGATTTTTCTTAAAAATCATTTTTATATATTTTCTTGCTATATAGTCACTAACTAACTTTCAAAACGATTATACGCATCTGGCGTAAAATATAACTTGACATACTCATGAACATCATCTCTTTCTAAAATCTCCTCCGGAGTAATCCATATCGCATCCATATGCTGATCTTTAAACGTACTCTCATCATACTCATCCAGATCTAAATCAAACGCAAAACAAACATAATGTGTTGTAATAACATTGTTATCCGAGTCTTTCGCATCTGCAAAATTATCATTATAAATATGCTCTGAAACACAACGTGGTTTAGGTCTGATATCTTCAGATACTCCCAATTCCCATGAAACAATACGACGGCTGCCTTCTTTGATGGTTTCATTTTTGAAAAGCCGTCCACCAGGTACGAAATAAAACCCTTTGGCGGGTGAGTTTTTACGTTTACCGAGAAGAATCTGGCCTTTATCGTTCTTAACGATCAGATCTATCGACACGATTTGCGTCATGTTAACAACGCTTAGAAATTTTTCTGCAGAAAGCATTTATTATAATTATTTTTTTCTACTGTTATTTAAGGAAACTATTTTTATATAAAAATGACCACTGAAATATCCGACAAAATATACGGAGAACTAAAGGAAACCGAAGAAGTCTTAAACGAAGAAAATCTCTCTCGATTTATTGTCGATTTCTCTCTTTCTTTACCTACACGAATAAAAGCCCTCTCTATGTACTACAAAAAAGAAGGTGGAAATAACACAGTTGAACTCGTTAACAAACTCTCTATCATGTATGAAATGTCCGGTACTAAACTTATTCGCCAATTTCTTTTCACCATATGCGAAAACGACCTTTTAGAGCCTTTTTTACAAAGCTTAGCTGCCCGTTCTCTTGTTTCTTACGATGAAAAGGATGACCTTGGCTACCGAGCGATCGATATTGTTTACCCTAGATTTGGGCCGGAAATCGGAACGCCCTATAAAATAGAATTTGTAAAAATGCTAATGAACAACGACAACTACAGAGATAAGGCTCGTGACCATTTTATAGATATAATCAACGACCAGACGATAGACTGTGACTATCGGTACAAAGTCATTTTAAGTCTGGAAAATAAGCAGGAAACTGTCGTAGAAGAGCAATCTAAGCGTATGTTATACTTTATAAAACAGGCTCTTTTGCAATTTCTTTCACAGGGGAAAAACAGAACGTTATACCGTATTTTAGCGGGGCAATATCTGTTGCAAAAATGTGAAATAACGGAAGAAAGAGGTATGATAGAAGACTTTTTGTTAAGTTTTTCTAGAGATACAGAGTTGGATTACAATCTTCGGGCGGATTCAACAGATGTGCTTTTACAGTTGGGTTCGGATGTTTCGAAGAGTATAGCTAAGGATATTATTCTTCATTTAGGAATAGGAAATAAGAATGTCTTAACGGTGTATGATAATTCTCAAAATGTTCATACAAAGGAAATTGAAGATAGTGTGAAAGATGCGTTGGAATTTTTGCAGACGTTTGAATTGATGAAGTATCAGGGTAAATCGATTACGGTAGAATTTGTAGAGAAAAAGATAGGGGATATTCTTAAGGAAGAAAAGAAGGCGTTGGGTGTGAGTAAATATGAGAAGGAGGAGAAGATTAATGTGGCTTTTAATCGTATAGTTATGGATAGGGCATTGTATAGTAAGTATAATTGTACGTTATCTCATATATTGTTGCAGATATGGACTTATTTATGGGGGCATGAGAATGAGAAGGAGATAACAGGTAGGTTGATGGAAGAGTTGTATGAGATGGCGGGGACGTGTTCATCTGGGTTTGCATCTAGGCTTATTAATACGATTTCTGGGTTTGGAGATTTTAGTATGAAGATTTCGTGGAGAGATCAGATTATAGCTAATCTTTCTGGGCGGTTAAATGCGCGTATACGAGATATGGATAATTTGACGTTGCAAGAAAAGGTGTTGGAAGAGATGACGATACCATCGGCTAATTACGATTTGCGAAAGAATTTCTTAAAATTCTTAAGGAAAAATATGCTTTCGATTAGGGAAGAAATGTATGAGGAGTTTAAAAAGCATATTTCGGATACAGATTTCGATCTTTATTTCCGAGGGGCTGTGTCTGTTTATGAAAATGGTGAGTAAATATATTAAATCTTTTTTGAGAGATTTAATATTCTTCGACTATAACTGGTGGGGATTTTTTTGTTAACAGAATCCAATCTTCTTCCAAGTCTGTTTCAAGTTTTTTGGGTGGTTTTAAAAACTTGTATACCATCCCACTCGCTGATATACCATACTCTATCAAATAAGAATATCGCCATAACATATAACCCATAAACGCATAACTATACATTTATTTAAGGGGAGAATTATTTATTCGCTTTGTTCAAAAGAGTTCCCAAAACTCCATGGAGTAACCGTATTTTCTTTTTTGAGTTTCTCAATATCCGCTTTTAAATATGTAGTATACCATACCCATGATAGGTGTCCGATACATCCAGTAAATACGATTGCAGACAATACAGTAATTCCTATAGCCATTTTCTTATTATAATCATCATCATTGTCGCAAGGTTCCTTCTCTGCTTTTTCAAGTTTTTGATATTCAATAATGAGACCAATTCCAATACCCATAATAGATCCAGCGAGTAAGCCAGATATTATAATATAGGGGTTGCTACCTCCTACCTGTTCTTTTGGTTTTAATATATTGTAACAATCTGAGCCTTCACCGAAAATGCACATAATAAAACTTATAGTAGCTACAATAAAACACACAGAAAGTGCTTGTATAGCGGTCCATCCATTTCTTATAAAACTACTTTTACATGAACCTTTCAAACTTTCAAAAGCTTTTTGCGACATGCCAGCGAAGATAATACCAAAAAGACCAATAAAAAATACAACTAATAGATGATTAAATTCGTAATCCATTTATTTTAAAAACTATAAACTTAAAAAAATATTTTAAATAAAAAATAAATGATCGATTTCAAATTACTTATATTGTCCACATGGCCATTATACAATATAGTATTCGCTATATGGGGAATAAGTGTTCTAAAACATACCTGTGAGAATGCTTCTTCTTTATTTTTATATTTACGTATTTTACTATGTGCTAATGTAGCAGCATTGACGCTAACTATAAGCATGATTATGTGCTTTGACATCTGTTATATAACAGATCAAGGATTACCTACTACAATTTTAGCTACTTATACGAGTGTTAGTATTATAAGTATAGTTGTACTTTTTCTAATACAAAAAGATATCTCGGAAGATTGCTTCTCTGGTGATACATCAACGTTTACCATGCTTTGTTGGATATCTATTGCATTTAGTTTTTCTGTATTTCTTGGAATAGTTTTATACTATCTATTTGTAGGACGTCGATACAATATTTCACCCGAAGGAATAAGACGCGCGAAACAGAATGCTGAGCGTCAAAGAGACATAGCAAAAGCACGCAAAGAACGACTTCTAAAAGAACAACAACAACTTAACGAAGCTCTTGGTGAGATTAAAGGGATGCAAGATTCTGAATTAGATAGGGGACAACAACAAAGAGAACTAAGAGAAGCTGAAAAAGAAAAAAGAACTACACAAGAGAAGTTAAGAAATCTAGAAGTTAACGCTAAAAGAAAATCAGTCATCGTGAATAACTATTTTAAGTTGAAAGACAAATATAACAGAAATACTAATAACGACGAGACAAAAGTTGATATATATCATGACATATATAAATTAAAACAAGAATATGATAACTTACTTGAATCGAATAAAGAAAATAAATTTGGTACAGTTGAAGAAAACAAACCAGATCCATTTACTGGGGAAATAAATGAGTTTGTAAGGAATGAAAAAGAACCTGTTCAAACAATTGAACAAAGAATAAGTGAGCAAAGTTTACCACAAAGAGTTAAACGTGGACTACAAAGGGTTGTTGGAAGAATAAATCGATCTGGTGGAGGAGGTGGACAACCAGTAAATGGAGGTATACATGATGGAGAAGTATCGATGGTTCCCGATTCAGGAGCAGACGCACAAGAAGCAGGACAACCAGCAGGAGCAGGACCAGCAACAGGACAACAACCAGCAGGAGCAGGACAACCAGCAGGAGCAGGACAACCAGCAGGAGCAGACGCAGAAGAAGCAGGACAACCAGCAGGAGCAGGACCAGCAACAGGACAACAACCAGCAGGAGCAGGACCAGCAACAGGAAAACGACTGGCCCCACCATCAAGAACAATGTCAAGACAAGAGGCAAGACAAAGAGCAAGACAAAGAGCAGCAGGATAATGAAGTGGATATACTATAACCAATTAATTAATAAATTTATTTCTTATAGAAGAAATAAATTCTACACTATCTGCTTAAGTTGTTTTTAATTTTTCTTCAAATTGTTTATAATTGTTCTTGATGATATCTAGAAATTCGTAATAGGTGTCTCGAGCAAATTCTTCACACATCGAAGACATTATAACCTTTCCAGAATGAAAGACTAAAAACGTATTAAAACGCTCTTTATCTAGCTTCTTTTGCATTTCTTTAGGTTTTAGTGTGTCCAAGTAAGTCTGATAAGGAATAGTTTTCGGAACCATCCAATCAGACTCTTTATACACTAGTTCTTTTATAGACAAGTCTGTAATAGCTTTTTTCACAGGGATTTTAATATTAACACCTGTATAGCCAATACTAGTCTCAAGTAAACTACAATATTGTGTAAAGGTGTTAAAATACTCATCAAGCTTTTCTCTGTCTAGAATAAAGCCTAAACTAAAGTCGATATTACGCATAGCTGGGATAAAAATAGCCTTGAAAGATTCATTTTCCCCAACAGTGTATATATCTTTTGTATCTTTAATGTAGTTCCAGATATACTTAACACATCTTTCAGCGTGGGTATCTTTTTTACACCCAGTCATCTGGAATTTCCCGTTATTACTGATCTTAAAGTTGATTTTCTTACCATCTATAACCATAACAATCGTAACAGAATTACGGAAATAATCAGTCGACTTGCCATCTTTCTTTTTCTTCTTTTTCAAAACAACACCTCTCACGTTGTTAGCAAGGTCAATTGTTATAATAGAGCCATCCGATATATTTTTATTAGGGTCTGTGACTGTATTTTTCTTTTTACGTCCGCGTCGTTTAGGAACAAGAACGTAGTCTGTGATAGGTAAGAAATCAAATAATTTTTTAATATTTAGAGTTATATTAGTCATCACGATAAACGTCTTCGTGCTCACTGGAATATCTTCAAACTTTGGAAATTGGAGATTTGTATCTGTCATGTTAATTACCAATTTAAAAAAGTTATTTTTTTAAATTATTTTTATTTATGCAGTTTCTTTTGAACTGCATTCTTATCTTTTTCTATTTTTCTTTGTAATTCTCTCCTTTGTTTTCGATTAAGATTGAGTTTTTTGGCTTTTTCTTCCGCGGCTGCAAAGATTTGTTCCGCTGTAACTAGTTGTGTGTTTAGCTTTGGAACTTCATCTTCCGAAAATCCAAACTTTTCATACCATTTATTTCCATAAAACTGTACTAAAGCCTCTAATTCAGGTTTGGAAAGGTCTTGTGGATCTCCTCCCGATTTTAGAGCTTGGCAAGCGTAGAAAACAAGCTCTTCTGATTCTGCTTGTTTAACTTTCTGTCCGGTTTCAACGGTGTTATAGTTCTGGTTATTGTACATGTATTCTCCGATGCGTTTGTATTCGTCCTTTTGTTCGGCTGTGAGAGCTCGTTTGGCGGAATCGACCATAGGATTATTGAAAAGGTCCATTTTTTATAGAAAATTTTTTTGCTTTATAATTCTATTTTTTGTAAATCTGCAAATCCACCGATGAAAACACCATTGTGAAATATCCTTGGCCATGTTTTGAAATCTGTGCGTCCTATCTCTTCCATTTTCTTTGCGACTTCCTTCATATTATGTTCGATTTCTATTTGCTTTACTTCTAGTTTTTTGCCTTTTGAGTGTAATAGATCTTTCGCCTTTTGGCAAAATGGACAACCTTCTTTTGCGTAAATAACCCACGTATCGGTTTCTGGCTTAATAAGGGATTTTTTAAGAGATTTGAGCGACTGGAGAGACTTTCGGAGAGACTTTCTAATCGATTGTCCAACCGATTTTCTAAGGGACTTTCTAGATTTCCTAGATTTTCTAAGGGACTTTCTAGATTTTCTAAGAGATTTTCTAAGAGATTTTCTAGAAGACTTTCTAGAAGACTTTCTAAGAGATTTTCTAGAGGATTTCCTAGAGGATTTTCTAGAGGACTTTCTAAGAGATTTTCTAGAGGATTTTCTAGAGGATTTTCTAGAGGATTTGGATTTTCTGAGAGATTTGCTGGTCATTTATTACTATAACATTTAAAGAATTATTGTGAAGAAAAGAAATGTCTCGTACGAGGAAAGAAGAAAGTCGTTCGAGTAGATCACGAGGTTCTATTAGTGATATAGATAATGATGATGTAGAAAAATATCGTAATAGGGCTAAAAGTTTAGCGAGAGATAAAGCTGAACTTAAAGATAAGATGAGGCGACTTTTAGATGATATAGATGATCGTAATAGAGAGCATCGAATAGAGTTGGAAAAGACGCAGAATTATTTTCAGGAGCAATTAGAGGACCAAAGAAAGCAGACTGAAATAATGAGGCAAAAGTATGAACAAACTATGACCAAGGTGAAAAAGACTACAGGAACTGAATCTCAGGCTATTAAGCGTTTGGAGAATACGATTGTTAGTTTGCAAGAAAAATTAAGAGATGAAAAGGGAAAATATACAAACGAGAATGAAGAAAAAATAAAGCAGTTAAGACAGGAATATACGAAGGAATTGCAGAGTATTCAACAAGCTCATAAGGAGGAGTTAGCTAACCGATTAAAAACCGAGAAGGAGGAGTTAACTAACCGATTAAAAGCTGAGAAGGATCAGGAAATAAAGAAGGAAGTGAATGCTGTCGTAACGGAGAAAACATCGTTATTACAGCATCTGACAAAAAAATCGGAGGAGAAGGATAGGATAAGAAATGAGGAGATAGAGAAGGCTAAATCAGAGGTTGCGATGTGTAAATCAGATTATGAGAGAAAGTTTAATGAGTTTATGATTTCTGGAAAGAAATCGCTTGAAGATCTTTCGAGAGAGTATGAGTCTAAAATGATCAGTAAGGACCAGATACATAAGAAAGAGACAGAGTTATTAAAGAAAACGTATGAAAAGGATATAGAAATATTGAGATTGGAAAAAGATAAGAATATAGAGTTATTAACGATAAACTTTAGGAGAGAGATAGAAGATCAAAAGAAGATAGTTTCTAACTTGCAAAAAGAGATTGTATCCTATTCTGAAAAATCGGATAAGAATGTAGGTCGACGAGATGACGAAACAAAGAAGTTAATCTCCGAGTTGCAGAAAAAGGATAAAGATATGGCGAATTTACAGCTTCAATATGACAAGGTCAGTGGAGAAGCGGATGATAAGGTGTATAAACTGAAAGAGCAGCTTAATCAGGTGAGAGAAAATGCGAAAAAGTTGCAAGATCATGCACAGTTACTAAATAATCAGTTTATAGTGAATATAAACAAGCAGAAGGAATTGGCTGATAAGGAGATATATTCTAGAGATCAGACGATTTTCCAGTTGGATCAGCAGTTAAAGAAAATGGGTCAGGAAACGGTAGAAAGATTTAATATGTTAGATAGAAAGTTGAGGAATGCATTAGATGATCTTAGAAATATTACAGAAAAGTATAATCAGTCTTTAATTACGGTAGAAAAGCAGGAACAAACGGTAAATTCCGTAAGACAGGAGTTGCAACGTCAGAAAGAAGTAACGGAAAATGTCTCCGCTAAGTTAAGAGTTGTTGAGTTTGAACGGGAAAAGGCGGAAAGTAAGTGTAGAACGGATAGTTTGCAGGTAGAAAAGACGGAAAGGACGATAGGAGAGTTAAGAACTGATTTGCAGAAATACAAGGCTTTGAATGATAAGTTAAATGAGGCTAATCGTTCTTTACAATTCGACAGAGAAATAGTTGAAAAGAGGTTTAAATTGGATATGGAACAGAAGACTCAAGAATTTTCTAAACTAAAGCAAGTTTCAGATGAATGTAAGGTTAATTATGAAAAATTGCAAAATCTGTATGCCGATGGGTATAAGAAATGGACTCAGACGGAAGAGAGAGATAACTCTAAAACAAAGATAATATCTGGTATGGAAAAGGAGTTAGAAAACTCTAAACGGTTATGTGAGGAAACAAAGATAAAGTTATCTTATTTGCAAACGAATTACCAGAAAATAGAGGCTAAATTAAATCAGCAAACGTCTCTTTTAACGGAATCTGAAAAGACTGCAATTGAAGGGAAGAGTCGGTTAGAGAGTACGGTTAGATTTTCAGAGGAGATAAAGAGTAGATATGAGCAGTGTCAAGAGGTTATTCGTAAATTAGAAACACGATTGGAAGGGAAAGAAGTTGAGTGTTTGAATAAAGAAAAAGCATTGGTGATATGTAAAAAAGATTTAGAAAAGTCTAATAAAGATATTTCTTATTTGACGACAGAGATAACGCGTATAAGAAAAGGATTTGGAGATGAAAAGAAACAGTATGAGTTGGAGTATAAGCTCCAGAAAGAAAAGGATATAAATGAGTTAGGGAAGGAGCTCAGTGCTACAAAGGCGACTATAGTAGCTTATGAGCAGAATCGTTTACAGATGGAGAAGGAGTTAGGGAAGTTAATGAGTGAGAAGGATAAGTTTAAGACTGTATCAGATACGGTTCCTGAAAAGGAAAAGATGGTTGATGATATAAGGACACGGTTAATGAGTTTAGAAAAGGTTGTGGTGGAGGTGGAGAAAGGGAAGCAAGAGATGCAAAGAAAGTATGAGATAGAAGCGGAAAAAACTCTGAATATGGCAAAGTTAATATCGGAGAAAGAAAAGGTTGTAAAGGAGATGGCAGATAAGGTATCTGTGTTAGAGCATTCTTTAACGAATCAGGAAAGTTTAAGAAAGCATATGGAAAAGAATTTACAAAGTGTTACTGAAAAGTATAAAAAGGTAGTAGATTCTCCAGATTCAGATTTGCAGAATCGTACGCGGGAAGTTTCTAGATTGAAGGAAGAGATCTCAGAAATAAAAACAAATTATACTATTGCTTTGAATGGGTTAAATGCGGAATTAAAAAATAGAAAAGATGAGATAGCGAGTCTTCAAGTTAAGGTTAAAGATGTTTCTGAAAAGGAGGCAAAGATAAAAGAACTTACCGATAGAATAACAGCGCTATCTCAACAGTATCGGAGTAGTTTGGATATTATGACCGCTGAAAGTAAGAAAGATAAGGAGAATATTAATCGGTTAAATATGAAGCAGTCTATTTACGAACAGCAGAGTAATGAGTTGAAACGTGTAAAAGAGGCTTTGGAAAGTTTAAAGTCGACGTATGACAAGATAAACAGTAAATTGGCAGACGAGAAGCGAGTTGAGGTGGAGAATGCAAATCAGAAGGTATCGGCTATGAAGGAAGAGGTAAAGGAGATGAAAGAAATTGTAGAAAAGGTAAAGCAAGATTGTATAGTAAAGATAGTGGAGGCGAGGAAAATGCCTAAAGAAGGGATGGAAAAGATAGAAAAGTATGAGATAGAGAATAAGAGATTGGAAAATCTTCTGGAGGCTTCGGAAAAGAAGATAGCTAGTTTGCAGAGTGAGATGGTGCAGATTATAGCGAATACGAATGCTAAGAATGTTTTCTTAAAGCATAAGGAGGATGAGATACGTAGAATGGAAGAGGAGGTTCGTAATGCACCGCCAAAGTTGTTAGATCCAAGTTTGAGAAGGGATAGAGATGATGCATTGGCGACGCTTCGACAGGCTCAGATTGAGTTAAATATAACTAAGGAAGAGGTGATGCAGTTGTCTGAAAAGGTGCAGATATCTGAGAAGAGTATACAAGAGTTGGAGGTGGATAAGCAAACGTTGTGTAAAGTGCAGGATGATTTGAATAGAACGTTGAATACGATGCAGAGAAGGCATGAGAGAGATATGGGAGCGCGTGATCAGAGAATTCGTGAATTGGAAGCGGTGATTGCAGGTAATCAAAAATGAAAAAATATATCATCTTTATGATATATTTTAAATGAGTCGTCAAGAAAAGATTCGTGAAATTATTTGCGAGATGTTCGGTCAGCGTGGTTATACTGATATAGATAGTTCGGATGAGAATCGTATTACAGCGGAGAAGAGTGACGGTAATTCTGTGTGTGCTTTTACAGTAATTATTGCAAAGTTGAATGTGGCGGAGATTCATATGCATATTTCTATTCTTCAAAAGGAGAAGATAAATCATGGGTTGATTGTGTTTGATGGTATTCCTACTCCAGCGGTTAAAAATGTGATTGGAAATACGCCTAATTTAGATATAAATATCGAGTTGTTTGATGTGAATGATTTGCAGTTTAACATTACAAAGCATCGGCTTGTTCCGTTGCATATTCCTTTGGATAAGGAGGATGCGAAGGAGTTTAAGCAGAAATATGGGACAGATATACCTGTGCTTCTTCGGTCGGATCCGGTGTCTCGTTTTTATGATTTTGCGAAGGGAGATATAATTAAGATTATTCGAAGGAATGGGTTTGTATCTTTTCGGATAGTTCGTTAGAGTATTGGTATTTTATTGGGTTTGCATAAAGCTCCGCATTTCTGGCTAATACATAATTTTTTATTTACTTTATCTTCTACTGTATCTTCTTTCATATTTCGACAAGGTATGTCACAATCTAGACAACCCATTCCATTACCAGCGCTGAAACAATCGCCATCGCTATGGTCTGCTTCTCTATCTGGGCATACAGTAGCCATACAGTCATAGTCGATTGTGTTATCATCTAGTTGGCAAATTCCCATACAATTTGAGCAGAAACCAGGTGAGAAACCTGTATTTTCTGGTTTTCCTAGGCAATATTCTCCGCCTTGACCGGTCCAACATGTTGTTTGGTATTGTGCGGGTATGGTGCATACACCTTTGGAATCGCAATATGGTTTTACCGTTTTAATTACATTGCCCGATTCGTCTTTTATCTCATGGGTTTTACTTGCGTCACTAATTGTCCATTGACAGCATCCTTGTTTTACTATAACACCGTTATCGCCCATAAATCCGGCGTTATAACCAGCACTGCCGCAATTTCCATATTCTCCGTAATTACTGCATCTGTTGGGAAAATTATTCTGAACAGCTTGTAAAAACTTCTGTCGGAGAGAAGATAAGGTGGAAACGGGTCCTGTAGCGGGAGCGGGACCTGTAGGTCCGGTCTTACCGGTAGGTCCGGTAGGTCCGGTCTTACCGGTAGGTCCGGTAGGAGATTCATCAGTAGGTTCTTCGTCGGAAGTCTTAGATTTTTTTAATTTACCAGTAAGTGCAAGAACTACAATTACACATACCGATAGTAACAAAAGACTTGCTAGAAATTTCATATTTATTTATATAAAAGTTTTAATAATTTATTATTAAAACTTTTTACAAGTTAATTTGCCTATCAAAATCTCCAGAAATAACTTGGTGAGCAATTACAACAGTTAACTTGTTTCCAAAATTTTTTCTTATACCATCC